GATATAACAACGCTCACTGGGCTGTTGACAACTGTTGTCGTGCCTCCCCCACCGCCTCCACATCCATTCGTGATGTTGTCACACATGGTTACTAACTTTTACTGAGATAAAAAGGCGCTAGCTTTCCCAACCGAACCTGGCGCGGCAACTATGCAATAGCTGCTTTAATAACCACAAATTGAAGGACTGGTGCACCAGCTGCTAAAGTAGCAGTGGTTACGTTACGCATGGTTATATCAGCCGAACCTGTGGCTGGATTTACTGAAATTGTATAAGATCCTGGCGTCTGTCCAGACGCATGGTTAACAAGGACAAAATCGTTTGCACCCACATAAGAATTCGTAAGAGTGAATGTATTTGTTGCCTGGGCAAGAATTGTCGTTGAGAAAAGTGTAATCTGTCCGCATGGTTTATTCACAGTGACGCCAGTATTTCTACTTGTGAGTTGGGTCCCGGTTCCACCAGTACCGGTAGCTGATGAAAACCCTATATTACTCGTCACTAGCAGATTTGGTGTGCTTATTGTATTTGATACAAATGCGTTTCCAAAAACAGCAGAAGGAACCGTTCCAACGATATTCGAAGCACTGATGTTACTCAAAGTGTTCCCATAAATAAGGGAGCTCCCGACAACCCCAAAAGCCAAGTTCGAGGCGTTCATATTAGAAATTTGACTTCCATCTCCCTTCAAAGTTGGTACAAATATATCATCTTGCAAATTTACAGTAATATTTATAGGATTACTGACGATTGTGTTTTCACACATTTCTATCTAGCTTTTACCGAGATTATTATGAGTAAACCAATAAGCGCTACACCCGCAACGATCATCAACTGTTTATTCTGATCGTCCCCTCCTGAGTTCCATGCGACTGGGGGAGGGAGGCTCATCGGTCTCATGGGTTCCTCGGGGACATGAACCGTCTTGAAACGTAGGATGAACATATTACGACCCATGTCGATTGCCGGACTGAAATTATTGTCAATAAATACGTTACCGTTATTGGGCTGCCTCCATGTGATTGTCAACCTGTCAATCTTATCTATCCGCGAGGGATACTCTTGAACTATGGGATAATTTGCACCATAAAATTCGCTATTATTCACCACGTTTGATGCAGAATAAACGTTTCCGAATGCATTTGTAGATGACTTTACTGGAATAACAGCAAATGAGCCATAAAAAGCGTTGGCGGTTGGAACAGAAAGGTTGTGGATAGCTGACGTGTTTCCAGTGTTGGTCGAGTAGGTGTCAGCAATAGTAAGTGCGTCAGCAATGAGCGTCTGGGGCGTCCGGAGCTCTGCGATATCCAAAGTCAGATACTGTGAACTGTACACGTTCGGCAACATAGCCGAAAGAACCTCCACCTTTTCAATATTTCGGATGGGGGTTGTCAGATGCAGAGTATATGAATTTGAATTTGGAAAAAGGAGTTGATTCCGATTATTGGAATCGACATAGACTGTGTAGTCCATTTCTAATAATTACTTGGTATTTATTCTCAGTAAAGACACGTATTTCTCTTGGCACATGTCAATTTTAGAGTTAGATATGTTGGACCTGACACGGACAAAAGAGTTCCATCATGTTTGTAGAGTGACACCGTAAGTTGCTGAACCTGTCGAATTGGTTCAATAAACTCTGTGATTGCCTGAAAATAAGCCCCTGATGTGAATACAGTTCTGGGAACTGTTTGTTCTGCTGGGATGCACACGAGTGACGTGCGCATCTGACTGAGGTTTGAAAACTGGCTTGAAAGATTAGGTCCTATGTTTGAGGTGGTGGGCAAAGCCTGTGTATTACTGCTGAAGGTTGTAATAGCTGTCTGAATATCCATGCGATCATTGAACTTGGAAACGAGTTCCTGGATGTATAAATATATAACATCAGTTCCAGAGCTTGGAGCTGAAGTATTCGAAAAGACGCTCACTGAGAGCACTTCCGCCTTGACGATGTTTCGCAGGGGAATATTGATGTAACCAATGAAGCTGTTGTTCGCTGGTGCAAAGCGAGAATCAATCTTCAGTGTGTACTCTTCATACTGTTCGCACGTAGGCGAAGTCATTTCTATTAAGTTCGCAGAACTTATTTTAGGGCACAAAGTCGCTTCGCGACTTTGGTCTACTTCTCCAGCAAAGAGCCGCCAACACCGTCGGCGATGGTGTAGTCGCGCATCTGGTCACGGACCATGGCAGAGCCGCCGCACAGACCACCTGGGGTCAGACCCACGGTGTAGTAGTCAGCAGTCTCCGAGGGACCTGGAACACAGTCCACACGGTCTTTCAGGGCGAAGATGTCGCCGTTGGTCTGACGGGCTGCGGGTCCGGCGTTGACCACCAGGGGGGAGGGCTCGTAGCCGCTCTTGCCGCCCTGGATGACCAGGACCAGGATCGCCACGAGCAGACCGATGATGATGGCATGGATAGCCAACTTTCCAAACTTGAGCTTCATTTGTATTTTGTGAATATTATTTTCGGGGAGCTTTGCGTTAAAGGCAAGTAACATCATTTCTCTAAAAGTAGTAGGATGGCTGCCGAGGTAACTTTTGAGACCAATTCTGGACAAACTATGAATTTGAATGATGAGGAGGCGGCTCTTCTGGATGAGATTTCGATTCAGCCGGCTGAAAAGAGGGTCCCGCTGAAAGCCAAGACTCCCCGTCCTAGCCCTTTCGCGAAGCGTGCACCTGGTGTTCAGCAGCAGCTGGCTCCTGACGATGGTCTTGATATGTTCATGAATCCAGGAAAGCGGTCAGCACCAGCACCGCCTCCACCTGAGGAGTATGACGGAGGCGAGGAAGGAGAGGAGGTTGAGTACGAGCAGCAGGAGGGTGGACAGGGCTACGGTGGCGGTGCCCAGGTTCCTTCTGAGGGGTACAAGACGATCGAGGATGAGAAGGCTGATCTCCTGAACAAGATTTCCCGTCTGTCCAAGAAGGGTATTGCAACCAGTGCCCGCCTGACCATCTACTCGGATATTGAAGAAATTCGAACCGAGTTCAAGCGGATGATGTACGGCATTGAGGTGGACCGCTCTATCAAGTTCCAGCGACGCATGCTGGTTGCCTGTGTGACTGGTCTGGAGTTTCTGAATGACAAGTTTGACCCCTTTGATATCGAGCTGAACGGTTGGTCCCAGAATATGATGGAGAATGTCGAGGACTACGATGGAGTTTTCGAGGAGCTTCACAACAAGTACAAGGCAAAGATCAATGTAGCACCAGAGGTGAAGCTGGTGATGATGGTTGGCGGCTCTGCCCTGATGTTCCACTTGACCAATTCCATGTTCAAGGCGGCTGTACCTAACGTGTCCCAGGTGATGAAGCAGAACCCAGAGCTGATGCGTAACATGGTTGATGCTGTCCAGCGTAGCCAACCCCAGCAATCTACCGGGTTCGGCTCTCCAGTCAACGACGGAGGTCGGCGTGACATGAAGGGACCCGGTATGGACTTTGGCTCTCTCATGAGCATGATGGGTCCCCCACCAGCTATGATGACCCGCGCGGGCAACCACGGAGGTGATGACGAGTCCGTCTCTGACATTGTCTCCATCGACGCAGGCGGCGACCCAGACACCCGCGAGGTGAACCTGTCAACTGACAAGAAGAAGCGAGGACCCAAGGCGAAAAAGAAGGAGGTGTCAATTTAAATTATTTACATTAAGTAATGGGATTGGCATACGCGCCAATTGATGATAACTTGGAGGATAAACCTCCAGTATACAGACGGGACTTACCGCCCATTCAAAAACCAGTCATGGACAACACGGAGTGTAACTATATAGTTATGTTCTTCGTGGCTGGAGTATTTTTAATGGGTCTTATGGATTCTATGAGGGGGAAATAATCAGTAAGTTGGAACCGAAGGTGCTTCGCATGAACAAGTCCTACGGACTTGGGGCTATGAAAAGACATTGACCTTTGGGGATCTCATTCGCTTTGGACTCTTCGAGTCCAGACCCATTGATCTCAAACCCCCCCTCCCTATAGACCCTCAAACGTTTCATGTACATGCTAAAAAACACAGACCACTGGTCAGCGATATCAAAAATCAAAGGATCGTTCAATTTTCCTTTGGTTTCGCGCATAATACGCCCTATAGACTGCTTGATATCTGAGCGCGGGGTCGCTAGGATGACCGTGTCAAGCACGGGGATATCCAGACCCTCGTGTGCAAGCTGAAACGTGGCTATGACCACTTGCTTTTTCGCCGATTCGTTTAGTTCCTCCTCTTTCATTCCACCAATATAGAGTCCCGACTTAGAGCCAAGTTTATTTAAAAGGAAAAAGCAATGTTCACGCCTATCCGTCAAGACCAGGACGCGTCTATTTTCAGCAAGAACTTCGTTCACTATGTCGATGATCAAGGCATTCCGGTCCTCGAGTTCAGTGAGAATGTTGATCATACCAGCCATGTTAATCTTCCCAAAGCGCGTTACGGGTGGGGACTCCTTGAACGCATCACACGTGTATTTCAGGGTTCGAACCTGTGTTGTCCTTTG